GTCGCTATTGCAAAGTCGAGCTACCCAAGGCAAAGAACAGCAAGCCAATCGAGCGCCACGGATTCTGTAGCTACGAGCATATGGCACAGTATGGGCATGAGAAGGCCGTAGAGCTTCAGGAGAAGGCGAAGCGGAAAGAGGTACGTCAGGCCAAGGAAAGGATTAAAACCAAGGCACAGCACGCCAGAGAGCTTCAGACCCTTGTTAATAAGTACATTAGGCTTAGGGACCAAGGAAGGCCGTGCATATCTTGCGAAAAGCCTGACGACGGATCACACCAGCGCCATGCCTCGCATTATCGCTCAGTCGGTGCCTGTAGCTCTCTCAGGTTCAATACGCTAAACATTCATGCAAGTTGCGCACAGTGCAACAGTCACAAGTCCGGGAATATCCTTGAGTACAGGATCAGGTTAATTCGGATGTTCGGGGAGGCATTCGTTGATCGCCTTGAGCGCGCGCCTAAATCGCAGGCATACAGTTTAGAATGGATCGGCAGAGCAAAAACAATATTTAGGAAAAGGTGCAAGACTATAAAACGAGCAGGCTTATAGCGAAACGGTATAGGACAACCAGCGCCCGCCCCTGTATCTTGGCTTCACAACAACGCAACGGAGAGATGAGATGACCCACAACAGGAACAAGCCAGCGTTACAAGCTGGCACGAGGAGAATTTAATCGAGCAGCACGGACATTGCGCAGATTGTGAGGTGCAGGCAGTGCAGGGAGCCGCACAGGCCACGAACACCGATTAACCTAAGCTACCCTACTAACACGACTAGAAGGCCCGCACAGGGCATTGGAGAACGATATGAGCAAGCCAGATTGGACAGAAGCACCGGACGACGCAACGCATTGGGACACCGTGCGTGATTTTTTTGCAGCTACGCAGGGTACTGGTATAAAGGCGTTTTGTTCGATGTTAATTACCACATTGATTGGAACACCGACCGCTACACACCCCGCCCTGTAGAGCCAGCCACTACGACATGGGATGGCACCGGCCTGCCGCCAGTGGGCTCAGATCAAACTGTGTTTGTTCCATCAACGGCAATCAGTGCGGTCGGAGCGATGAACTCAGATAGCAGATGGGAGGTTGTGGCGCATCGCGGTGATTCCGTCGTTGTTTGTATCGATGAGTATGGGCGGGGGGAGTATCGAGCTTCTATGGTCCCTGCGCGTTACTGCCGCCATATCCCCACCCAAGCCCAGATCGACCGCACTCAGTTAGTAAAAACCCTAAACCAGCTAAGGGGCGAGACAGACATGGGCGTAATAGCTGACGCAATTATTGAAATGGGCTTCACGCTGAAGAGTTAATAGTGCTACAGTGGCTCTAACACGGCCCTGATCCTGCGCAAGCTTGCTAACGGGTTATTAATTAGGCAGCAGACGTGCTGCAAGTCCTCCCGGCCTCTTTGCTTGCATACGCCGGATGGGCGACCCAAGTTTTCAGCCGGCCACTGGCAACATAAGTGGATGCGCTTTCTGGATGTGCGCAATTGCAAACCAGGCTTTGCCCTCCTAGTGAGGGTTTTTTTATGCTATAATGAACGGGCGGCAGCGGTTTGCAAACCGTGATAGAGATGAACGCCTATCAGCCGCATCCTTCAGTTCCCTTGGTTCAAAGGTGTATAGCATGAGCGGAAAACTCCCCACTACAAGAATCGAAGCCAAGAGATTGGGCAATAAACTGTATTTTACTGGCAATGAATGTAGTCGAGGCGGTGTTTCAGAAAGGCTCACTTCGTGCGCAATGTGCCAGTGTGATGATTGCAAGAATGCTTCCAAGGACGCCAAAAACTACGCCCAAAGAAACTAAAAACCGAAGCTCAAATGGCGCGCGCAAGGCTTTATTCAAAGCAGTATCACGCGGAAAATAGGGCTGTAATATTACCGCAAATGAAAGAGAGGAATCGGGCCTATTATTTGAACAATTTGGATAAAGTTAAAACCCAAGTATTGAAATATCAGGCCAATAACTCCGAAGCGAGAACGGCCTATAAAAACAAATGGGCAGCACAGAAAGCCTCAAAAGACCCTATTTACAGAATGCAGGTTGCCTCAAGGCGAATGGTTCACCGAGCGCTAGGCGTGGCAGGCCAAAAGAAGTACAAGAGAACAAAAGATTATCTTGACTACACGTCGTCGGATCTTGTGTCGCACCTTGAGAGACAATTCCTAGATGGCATGAGCTGGGAAAACTACGGAAGCTGGCACATAGACCATATAACATCAGTGGCTGAGCTTGCGCACAACGGGGAAATTACTCCAAGGATCGTGAACTGCCTATCAAACTTGCGCCCAATATGGTCCGAAGAAAACATTCGGAAGGGCAGATATAAAGAGTTCCTCATTTAATGGTATACTGGAAGCATGAGTAAAAGGACCAAACGGTAGGCCCACTAAATACACCCCGGAGATGCAGGCTCAGGCAGAAGAGTACCTTGAGACTTATGCTGATCTTGGTGATGTCGTGCCTACATTCGTCGGCCTTGCCATTCATTTGGACGTTGCAACAAAGACAATTTACAACTGGGCAACAGAAGAAAATCCCAACTTTTTACGCATCTTTACGCGCGTAGAGCAGATGCAGCACCGGGGACTGGTCAATGGCGGGCTTGCTGGGACATTCAACCCGGCCATCACAAAAATGATGATGACGAAGCACGGCTACGATGAAAAGGCCAAGCCAGACGAATCCACAAACCTTGCGGCCGCCCTCGCACTAATCGCCGCCAAGCTCCCAGGATGAGCCTATTGCTAGATAGGCAACTTGAGCGCTGGTATGCGCTAATAGACATCGACGTTCAGGTTCGGTTATCAGAGGCGGTTAGCAATGGCGTACGCTTTCCAGTAGTCCCTGCCGGTAGACGCTCAGGCAAGACAGAGCGGGCCAAGCGATTCGTCGCAAAGCAGGCCATGAAGAACGCCGATCAGAAATACTTCCTCGCAGCCCCCACGCAAGACCAAGCCAAGAAGATATGGTTTGACGATATGTGCGCACTTACACTGTCCAGCACACACAGCCGAGCGCCAAGGGTTAGCCCACAGCCCGTTATCTATATGCCGAACGGCACAGAGATCCATATTATAGGACTGGACAAGCCGCAGCGGATCGAGGGCATCAACTGGACGGGCGGGGTCATTGATGAGATCGCAGACCTCAAGGAAACGGCGCTTGAAGCTAACATAATGCCAGCGCTGAACACAGTAGACCCCCGCCGCCCTGACTATCGGGCATGGTGTTGGTTCATCGGCGTGCCTGATGGCCTGAACCACTATTACAGAATGGCCCAATACGCTGAAACATCAGGGGATAGAGATTGGGAGCTTTTCCACTGGAAATCTGAGGAAATATTACCGCCGGACGTGATCGAAGCAGCAAAACGCACAATGAGCCTGAAGCAATACAATCAGGAATATTGTGCCAGCTTTGAAACGGCGATGGGCCGGATATATGAAGACTACAGCAAGGCCAACTACACGGACGCTGCCATAGAGCCGCATGAACAGTTAATGTGGATGCACGATCAGAACTATACGCCCCTATCGTCGGCCATCGGTGTGAGGCGCAAAGAAGGGCTTTATCTCCTAGACGAAATCGTCTTGACCTCTGCCGTGAGCAAGCAATCCGCTACTGAGTTTGTCGAGCGCTACAAAGACCACAAGAACAAACACGTTTTGATATATGGAGACCCCTCTGGACGGGCCGGAGAAAAGCACGGGCACGCATCAGACTACACAGACATCGAAGGGGTGTTGAAAGATAACGGCTGGACTTATAGCCGCAGAGTTAAGAAGGCTCACCCGGCGATCAAGGACAGACAGAACGCGGTACGCACTAAGATTTGCACGGCTAGTGATGAGCATTCGTTATTCGTAAACCCCAACACGGCGAAGTGGTGCCATGAAGGGCTGGCAACTGTTCAGCTAAAGAAAGGCTCCACATTTCAGGAAGACCAGAAGAACGATTATCAGCACATCACAACGGCGATTGGCTATTGCGTAGACTATGAATGGCCTGTCGAGCAAGCTGTCGAATCCTTCAAAATTACGTTTGCCCATTAAAGTGCGGTATCATGAACTCATATATTTATCAAAGGCTGGCCTAGATGAGCGTCACTAACCTAAATCCAGAATATCAGGCAGTTGTTGACGATTGGCTGCTTGTTAACGATTGCGTAAACGGTGAGCGGAAGGTTAAAAGCAAAAAGCAGAGATACCTACCGAAGCCCAACGCTGGTGATAAGTCACAGGAAAACGAAGACCGATACACCAGCTACATGGCCCGCGCTCAATTCGTAAACTTCACGGCAAGAACCAAGCGGGCGCTGGTTGGCTCAGTATTCCGTAAGAAGCCCATTGTCGAGCTACCTAATGCGCTTGAATATCTGCGAGAAGACGCAAGCCGAAGCGGAATTAAGCTGGACAATCTGATCAAGCTATCGGTCGGCAGCGTGCTGGAGAATGGCCGCGCCGGGCTGCTGGCAGACTATCCGCAAGCCGAGGAAGGTCTGACGCTTGCCGAGACTATGCGAAACCGCGCCTATGTTATCCACTACAGCGCAACCAAAATCATCAACTGGCACGTAAACCAGGGCGGAGTACTGGATCTTGTCGTGTTGCAGGAACAGGAAGAAGTGCAGCAAGGCACGGCGTTCAACTATGTGATCGAGCCTCGATACCGCGTATTGCTGCTACTGGATGGAGTGTATCAGCAGCACTATTACGATGAAGGCGGCGTCTTGGTATGGGCAGCCACCCCGACAGACTCAAAGGGCCAGCCCTTCTCAGAGATCCCTTGGTCATGGCTTGGCTCTGAAGACAATGACGAGAGCTTAGATGTTCCGCCGCTTCTGGACATTGCCAACATCAACGTCGGCCACTATCGGAACTCGGCAGATTACGAAGAGTCCAGTTTCCTGGCAGGCCAGCCGATGCTGCACATCGACATCGGTGAGACTAGCCCTGACCTTTGGAAAGAAGAGAATCCTAACGGCGTACTAGTAGGCTCGAAGCGCGGCATCATTACAAAGGGGGGCAAGATGGAGCTGGTTCAGGCAGAGCCTAACAACCTGCCTAACGAGGCCATGAAGCGCAAAGAAGAGCAGATGGTTGCCATCGGTGCGCGTATCATCCAGGACAGCACAGGCGTCGAAACAGCAGAAGCTGCACGAATCCGACACAGTGGCGAAACATCCGTGCTGATCAGCATTGTGGAGAACAACGAAGCGGGCTATGAACGCGTTCTTGGGTTCTGCGCCCGTTTCATGGGTGCCGACGAGGAAGCCATCGACGTTGGCCTGAACCGCGACTTCTTCGACAGCAAGCTGACCCCGCAGGAAATCATGGCAATCATCCAGCTTGGTGATACGCAGCTAATCGCACCATCTGACCAGCGGACTATGATGCGCAGCGGGCGGCTGGAACTGGACAGCGAGAGGACTGACGAGGATATTGACGCTGAAGTTGTGGACAAGCCGCCGCTATGAGCGCCAACGCCTTCCTAGTAGACGCCCAACTCCGCCATCAGATCATGATTCAGCGCCTCTCCGGTGGCATCTGGAAAGACGTAGATCCTGTTCTTCAGAGGATGCGTGACTCTATCGTAGCCAGGCTGGCGTCAGAGCCTACTGACTTCCAGATCACCCGACTCAACATGCTGATGGCCGACGTTAACGGCATGTTGAAAGCCTCGCTTGGGGAGTTCAGCGGACAGCTTCAGCTTGGGCTTGAGGAATTCGCTGAATACGAGACGGGCTTCCAGGGCAGGATGTTGGGGGGCGTGATCAACGTGGAAACGGTGTTGCCGCCTGTTGAGCAAGTGGTCGCTGCATTCACTGCTGAGCCTGCTGGCATTATTACAGGCGACAGAGTGGACAGGCTGACTATCCCGCAGATGATGAGCCAGTTCAGCGACAAGAAAAGCAAAGAGATCATGAATATAGTCAGGGCCGGCTTCATTGAGGGCCAGACCACTGATCAGATAGCACGCCAGGTGAGTAGCCGAGTCACGAAGCGCACCAGGGCGCAGGCTAGAGCGCTTGTCAGGACGGCAACGAACCACGCCGCAAGCGTCGCAAGAAGCAAGACCATGCAGGCCAATGCCGACGTGCTGGAAGGCGAGGAATGGATCTCAACGCTTGACAGCAATACAACGCAGACGTGTTTTGGTTTGTCGGGAAACATATACCCGGTTGGCGTCGGACCTACCGCGCCTCGTCATTACAACTGCCGCAGTCTGAGAGCTGCAAAGGTCAAACCAGAGTTCAGTCTATTCAAGGGCGGCTCCACAAGGCCCGCTATTGGGTCTGATGGCGTTGAGCAGATAAGCACACGCAAGACCTTTGGCGGATGGCTCAGGGATCAGCCAGACAGCTTTCAGGATGAGTTTTTGGCAAGTTCACCGGTGGCGCGACCAAGCGAAAGCTATTCAATCAAGGGCGGCTTGATCCGCAGCAGTTTATAGACCCGAACGGGGTGGCGCTATCGTTGGACGAATTGCGCAGGCTTGAGCCACAGGCATTTGAACGCGCAGGCTTATAGATAAACGGTATAAGACAGGCCCGCATATTGTGGGCTTTTTTATGTCTAGGGTGTTGCAATGCTGCGAGGGTGTGTTATTATTAAGTCATAGAGAGACACCAACCACACGAAAGGAATTAGATATGACCAACCACACAGCACAGAGCATCATCATGGCAAGCCCGCGTTTTGTAGAGCTTTCAACAGAAGAGGCGTTAAAGGTAATCGCAAAGACCAACGGCCAAACTTTAGAGTTAGCAAAAAAAGCATTTGCGCTAAGAGTTGAAAACGTAGTGAACGAAGTGGCTAAACTGGTAATTCTTGGCGCAGAAGAGTTTGCCAAAAAGTTAAACGCAGAATCCGCTGCAAAATAAAACTAAGCTAGCCCTTCGGGGCTTTAAGGAAAAAATGAAAGAATATACACAGACACCGTGGCGCACCGACGAAAAGTGGCATGACGAGCCATTTCAGCCGATTAAAATATCAGGCCCAGAAGGTAGCATTGGCACAATTTGCACAGTATGGATGGATGACGCGCCGGTTTTAGATTTTAATTACGAACAACGAAAAAATGCTCGCCACATTATAAAATGCGTAAATAACTACGATATTTTAATCGAAGCATTAACCGCGTGCATTGAGCAGCTAGAAGACGAAGACCCCGCATCTCGATGCATGGATAACAACGCAGCGGACTACGGGCGCAGAGCGCTGATTAAATTAGACAAGGAAAGCTAAAATGACCGACCACGCAGAACCAATCCGCGAATGGATAGACAACTACCACGGCAACAACATCACCCACGCAGCCGCAGCACTAGGCGTTGACAGGTCTACGTTGCATCGCGTCATGGATAGCGGCTATGTGATTCACGGCACACTTTATACAATCAAAAGGAAAACAAAATGAGCAAACAAACAACAACGCTAACCGCAGAAATAGACGGCCATGTAGTTTTTAGGGCTTTAATACTTAACATGGACCAAGCCGAATATGATGAGTCAGACAAATTGGGCACGTGCATTTTCAGGCTATCTGATGAGTCAGGGGAACATCCACGCCAAGCCTGCAGCGTGTCAATGACAGATTCTTTTTCAGGGGAATGTATGAAGTTTGAAGGTTTATTTGAAGGCCGAGATGTTAATGGTCTGACTAGGATTAGCCTTTTATCAAAGGCCGTTGTATCACTGGCGAGGGCAAGCAAATGAAAAACACTAATCGCAACACTGGCACTATTGATGGCACTGTCAGCACCGGCTCAAGCAGAGCAGTCAGTCTGTGAAAAGATAGCAGGACTTGCCGAGAGCATTATGGACGCACGTCAGAGCGGCGTTAGCGTGGTTGATGCAATGGGGACATCTGGTGGCAGCGCTATGATTGAGAGAATGATCATAGAAGCCTATGAGGCGCACAGGTACAAAGCGGAAATCTGGCAGACAGGCGAGATAGCAGACTTCCGTGACAAGTGGTTCCTGTACTGCTATAAATCAATGAAGGGAGAGTGATATGATTTCAAAAGAAAATCCAACCATGACGGTTATCATTAACGGCGAAGAGTGCCAACGGCCTATAAAAGGATATATTGATGGTCAGCCTTATCCTGAGACTTTTGACGATGAGTTTTATCACAGGGTCATGAGCAGCGTAGTGCCGACAATCGTTAAATCAAAGTAACCGATCAAGCCCAGGCAGCGGTGGCGCTAATAACACTGTCAGCCAGAGCCCTTGCGTCTCCTTAGAATTGTACCAGCAGGGGTGATCTGGACGGTGAAGCTACGAGACAGCTAGCCCCGCAAAGTGCGGGCATTAAATTCTAACGGGAGAAAGGGAATGGAAGTTTCATGCAGAGGG